AACCTTGGGGCAGAGGCTCGCTACCAAAACTCAATGTCGTTCACGAACGGGCAGATGACGTTACCCCGTTTGTTGTCTGACGGTTCGGTTAGTCCAACGTCGGGCCGGCTCAATCTTGCCTACTTTGTCGCTGACAAGTCATTCACGGCCACCAAGGTCCGTTCCGTCAGCCGTGGAACAGTGTGCTCCGCGCTGACGCGCTGCCGGTTCGGCGTTTGGGAGATCGACGGCTCCGGGAATGGCACGCTCGCTGCATCAACGCCGGATGACACGACGTTATTTGCGGCGACGTTCACGACCTACACCAAGAACTTCAGCGCATCGGTAAACATCGTCGGCGGCCAAACCTACGCTGCTGGCTGGCTCATTACCGGCACCGTCGGTGTGTTCTATGCGGCGGCTCCTACGGGTGCGCTGGGAGCGACTGCACCTAGATCGGTAGGCGACATAACTACCAGCGACCTCCCGGCATCGTTTACTGATGCAAGCGTGTCGCTCAACACGCCCCAGTACATCTGGGCTGGCATCTTCACGGCAGGAGGCTGACCCGTGCCCAAGGTGTACGACGCGCAAGGCAACTACCTACATGACGCCGAGCCGATGCCGCCCGAGTTCATCACGCCGACCGCCGACGAGCGACTCGACGCAGCCCGGCAGGCGCTCGACGCCGTCGCCAACCTCACCGGGCCGGTGCTCGCCGCCGACGTGGCCGACGTGCTGGCCGACCTACGTACCGCACTGGGGGACTGATGGCCCGCAACGCAAACGCCGACCGGGACAAGGCCACGGCGCTCGTGGCCGATCTGCGCGACGATCGCGCCCAACTGCGCGCCGCGCTCCGGGCACTACCCGCCCCGGCGGCACGCAACCCGGCGCAGCGACGGGACGCGCTTGTGTTGCGAACGTGCGCCGATCTGGTCGCGTGGGCGCTCATCTCGGCAGGCGTCGCCGGCGATGACGACCGAGCACAGACCGAGCCCTAACGCTCAGATTCTCGCCGCCTCCCCTACCGGCAGAGACAACGGCCCGACCGCGCACGGCACGCGGTCGGGCCGTTCGCCGTTTTCGGATTTCTTCGCGTTTCTGCTTGACAGTAACGAATATCGTGGTACACTCATGACATGAGCCGAAACAACAGAAACCCGATGACAAATGACGGAATGTGGGCAAAGGTGGGAGACAAGACCTACCGCCACGAGAGCGGCGTGACCATCGCCTATAGCCATAACGCGTGGCTGTGGGTGATCGAAGGCCAGACGGTCGGCTATAAGACGCTCGGCGTCGCCAAGTACAACGCTGAAAAGCTGGTGACGGCATGAGCGGCCCGGCGTGCGTGGAGTGCGGGCGCGTGTTTGATCTTGCCGACGCTGACGACGCGGCCGAATGGGCTTACGGGCACGATTGCGAGGGCGAGTGAACAACGGCGACGACGTGAGCCGGCCGGGCAAGGTTGGCCCGACGTTGCACCTTCAACGCTTTTGGCGCGGGTGCATCGGGATTTCCCGCTACACGGCCGTAGTTCACGGCGTGGAATGGACCGTGGAGCACGATCACGGCGTGTGGACCGCTCAGCGAACCGTAGTGCCGCCATATGACAAGTACGACCCGCGTTGCCTTATCGCTTTGAGCCGTCGCGCCATTGTGGCGCAGCTTGCCGCGGTGGAACCGTGAGCCCGCTCACGCCGGCCGAGAAACAGCGCGCCTACCGAGCCCGGCAAGCCGCGGCCGATGGGCGCACGCTCGGCCCGGTCGGTCGGCCGCAAGGCGCGCACGGCACGCCGGGGAGCTACAACCGCGGTTGCCGTTGCGATGCGTGCCGCGCAGCCAACACGGCCCGCGTGAGAGCGCAGCGCGCAGCCCGGCGCGGCAATTCCTAGAAATCTCAAATTAGAGGTTGACGGTAACGGATTTCGTGGTACAGTAAAGCCATGAACACGTACTGCATCGCTCCGGCACCGAAGCTCGCTAGCCAATACGAATGGGATTGTGCGCTCTGCGGTCACGAAACCCTCGCCCGTCCCGTGTTCCTCGCTGGTCCGGCCGGCAACGTGTTCGCCGCAGGCACGGGTTGCGCTGCTAAGGCGCTCGGGCTTGACGCCGCAGCGTTCGCCGCTGACATTGCTGCCGTTGAGGTTCGCGACACGCTTGCCGCTCGCCCGGCGCTTGAGAACGCGTGGAGCATGTTCCTGGTCTGTCTGCCCGGCCGTGTTACTGCCAAGTTCACCGCCGACGCTCTGGCCTGTTCCTACGGCGCTACCGCTCTTGAGGTTGCCCGGCTCGCTGAGTGCTATAAGGCGCTTGCCCGTGTTGGCGCAGTCCGTCAGTGGGCGACACGCTGACAACGTAGAGAGCAGAGCGGCCCGGCAACCTTCACGGTTGCCGGGCCGTTTCGCGTTGTGCAACTAGCTTGCGCTCTGCTCGAGCGCGTCACGCATTCGCCCGAGCTCGGCACGCCGTAGGTAAATCTGAGTGCTTGCTAGCGACTGATGGCCAAGTATCGCTTGCAGGACAGTGATAGACACGCCGGGCAATTCGGCTACCTCACTGGCGCGCGTGTGGCGCAGCGAATGGCAGGCGCGCCCGTCGCCCGCGTGGTCTTTCACGCCGGCACTCTCCATTGCCCGCCTAACGATCTTGCCTAGCTGACGTGTGCTCAGACCGCCCGAGCCCGTGCGCCGTCGAATGAGCGGCCCGGCCGGCGCTCGCGTGGTGCGTAGGTAGGCGTCAAGGTCTGCGCGCACGTTGGCCGTGACGGGCAACAGGCGTTGATGACCACCCTTGCCGCGCACCACTAGCGTTCCGGCTACGGCGTCATAGTCGCCGGTTTCGACCGTAGCAACCTCTCCAACACGCAGCCCGAGCCCGAGCATGAGCGCCACGACAGCCCGCGCTCTGGCGTCAGGTAGCGCGCTGACCAGCGCGTCAGCATCGGCCCGCGGCATCGCTCGAGGAACCGACCGCGGCACGCGTGGCGGCTTGATGGTCGCGAACGGGTCACCCTTGAGCCGACCGGACAGGCGCAGCCATGCCACGAAACCGCGAGCCGTCGCGTATTCGTAGCGGCGCGTGCCCGCGGCTAGGTGCGCGCGGGCTGCTTGCCATCGCTCAATATCGGCCCGGCTCATGTTCCGCACCGGACGCCGGCCGTAGCTCGCACAGAATGCCGCTAGCGCCGAACGGTTCCGTATCGCTGTTTGCCGGCCGATTTCAGCGCGCCGATATCGCCCGGCGATGTACTCACGCGCAAGCTGCGCTAGCTCTGTCCCCATATCGTAGAGAACGGTGCAGCCGTCGCCCATTTCGGCAAGGGTGCTCATTCCTTACGCGGCCGGATTGAAACCCATAAACGCAAGCTGACCGGGAAAGGGCGTGGTGCAGTTGGACACGTCCCCTGCCTGCTCGCGGCCGGTTTCTAGCCATTCGAGCGACACGCCAGACAGCCGGGAAAGCTCTTTCAGTGCGAGTCGGCGCGGCCGGCTATGGCCGGAAATCCAGTTATAAACGGTCTTGATGCTGACGCCGCATTCATCGGCCCACTGCTGTTTATCCACGTCGGCAAAGTCGATGGCCCGGCGCACGCGGTCGGCCGTGCGCCACTGCGGGATAGTTGAAATGTCCATAGGGTCACTATGTCCCAACTCTGACATTCGGTCAAGGGTGAAACCGTAACGGAGTTCAGACCTTAGGGAAAAGTCTTAGGTAGGGCTTGACGCCTAACATGGGAATAGTGCAATACTGTCCCCCATGCCCAAACTTGCCCAGACGGGCGATGAGCCGTGTACGACCCGAGAGGCCGTGACGCTGCTTGCCGCACCCGACAGAAAGACCGTGCTACGGCTGGTCGAATCCGGCGCACTGGTGCCGCTTCACAAGCTCCCCGGCGCAACCGGCGCGTACCTGTTTCGGCGGGCCGACGTGCTTGCACTTGCCGAACAGCGGGCCGCAGGACTCCGCGCCACGCTCGAGCGCATCGGGTCGGCATCGTGAAGCGCGCCGGGCTTATCATCGGCGCGGCCGTGATGCTTACGGCGTTCGTGGTCCGCGGGCTCGAGGTTCCGGCCGTTGCCGTCGCCGGCGCATTCGTTGCGTTCGCTGCTCTCGTTGCCGGGCTGCTCCGGTTCGCTGAAACCGAGCTCGGCTGATGGCGCGCCGTAGGGGAGTCGCTGAGCCGTGTAGCAACGTGGTCGGGCTCCGGGCGCGTGGCTCGGCTGACCTGTTCGATTGGGAACGCGACGAACGCGACGAACGGCGCACGGCCGTGATGGCGTTCACAGACCTTGAATGGGCGCTCATCGTGGCCGCGCTCGAGCAGAGCAACGCACACGCAATGACGGAGCTTGCCGCAGACGTTCGCCGGCAACTGCGGAACGGCGCGGCGTGATGCGCGTTCCACGTCGGCAGGTGGGCGCACGGCATTACCCGGAGTGCCCGAACGGCTCGCCCGATCTTGAGCGGTTCCCGGTATCGGGAGCCGAACGGATGGCGGCGCGTCATCACTTGACGGACCCGAGCCCGTCGCGCGCCGGCGTGCTGCTCGAGCTTGCCGGTTCGACCGAGCGGGCAATAGCCGTGTTGGCCGTGGTGACCGCCGAACGGCTCCACGGTGCAGCCGGGCTTGCTCGCATCATGGCGAGGCAGGTTGAGCCGTGACCCGTTGCGTTCTTGCGCTGACCATCGGCGCGGCCGTGCTCATCACGGCGACCGTCTACGCGGCCCTAGTGGCCGGAAGTCGCGCGGATGACCTAATGGCAGACCTTGAGGAAGCCGAACGGCTCGCGGACGAACGGCGCGGACGATGAGCGGCGACCGTTCCGAATGGCTCGAGCGCAGGCGTACCGGGCTCGGTGGTTCCGATATCGCCGGCGTGCTCGGTCTGTCGCCGTGGTCGTCGCCGTGGTCGGTCTGGGCCGACAAGTGCGGGCTTACGCCGCTCGAGGCCGTGGCCAATGACGCAATGGAATTCGGCACGCGGGCAGAGCCGATGCTGCGCGCCTATTTCGAGGACAGAACCGGGCTCACGGTCTACGGCGAACAACGCGAAATGACTGCCGATGGGGCCGATTGGATGCGTTGCACCGTTGACGGTTTCGCGCATGACGACGGCGCTCCGGTAGTGGTCGAATTCAAGACCACTAGCCAGAGTGCAGACCAGTGGGCCGACGCCGTGCCAGTCCACTACCAGTGTCAAGCAACGTGGGCGCTCGCCGTCACCGGGCTTGAGCGCGTGATGTTCGGCGTGCTCCACATTGCGAACGGTCGGCCGCTGTTCCGGGTGTACACGTTCGACCGCGACGCCGACGAAATCGCGTTCGTGGTGGACCGTTGCCGCCGGTTCTGGTTCGACCACGCGACCACGGGCATTCCACCTGCGGCCGATGGCGCAGAGGCGACCACGCGGGCACTGAGCGCCGTTTACGGAGACCCGGAGCCGATGACGACGGTTGCGGCCGATGACGCCACGGCCGGCGCAGTTGAGGAACTGCGCGCACTGCGCGCCCGGCTTGCCGTGCTCGAGGAAACGGAAACCGAGCTTGAGAACGTCATCCGCGCCGCCATCGGCCCGGCTGAGGCGCTGACCGTGGGCGATGCCGTCGCCGTGACATGGAAAGCACAAACCGCGAACCGGCTTGACGCCACGGCGCTACGTGCCCGGCTCCCGCGCACCGCGGCCCGGTTCACCACCACCAGCACTAGCCGCGTGTTGCGGCTCAAGACCACCAAACCGACCAACGAGTAGGGGAACACTCAATGTCAGCAATTCAGAAAGCGACCGAGCAACGCGACGCCGCACCAGCGCAACCGTCACCACGGCAAGTGGTCCGAACCATGTTGGACACGAACCGGCAGGGCATCGCCGCATCGCTCCCGCGCGGGTTCGACGCTGACCGTTTCTCCCGGCTGCTGTTGACCGCGGCGAACACAAACCCGGCGCTGTTCGACTGTGACCCGACGAGCTTTCTTGCCGCCGGCGTCGCCGCGGCTCAACTGGGGCTCGAGCCGAACGACGCGCGCGGGCTGGCCTATCTCATCCCGTTTAGCGACCGCAAGCGCGGCAAGGTTGTTCAACTCATCATCGGCTACCGCGGTCTGATGGACCTTGCGCGCCGCTCGGGCATGGTCACTGCCATCAACGCGTTTCCCGTGTTCGAGAGCGACGAATTCACCTACACGCTCGGTCTTGAGCCGACGTTGCACCACGTCCCCGGCGATCACGACGAGGACGCCGCAAAGCTGACGCACGTCTACGCCACGGCCCGCGTGATGGGTGACCCTCAATTTGTCGTGATGACGCGCCGGCAGATCGAAAAGGTGCGGCTCGGCTCATCGGGTGGCCGTTCGGACTATTCGCCGTGGGCGACGCATTACACGGAAATGGCGCTCAAGACCGCCATTCGCCGGCTTTGCAAGTGGCTCCCGCAAACCGTGGAGGTCGCGCAGGCGCTCGCCCATGAGGAACGGCCGCTCACGCTCGCGGACATGGCTCCCGGCGCAGTGGTGGCCGAGTACGACCGGGACGACTACATCGACGTGGACACGACCACGGGCGAACTGCTCCCCGGCGCGGTGACCGAGTGAACCGGGTTCGCGTGAGTGATGCCATACAGGAGGCGCTACGGGCGCGGTACATCGAGGTTGCCGACGAACTGGGCTGCTGGTGCCACGCGTGCGGCGTCACGGCATTTCCGAACCGTGAGGAACGCGCCGTGTGCAACTACTGCAAGCGTGAGCCGGAACCGGGCGCACTGCCGGGCCGCGGTGAATGGACGTGGAAACCCGAGCGAAACGGCTTGACGCTCGAGCGCAACGGGCAGGCGGTCGGCTCGGTCACGTGGTTGGTCGATCTGGCAACGCCGACGCTGACCGCGGAGCGCATCGCGGCCGTGATGAACAGGGACGGTCAAGCGTGAGCACCTACGTGCAGCCCGACCTATTCGCGCAGGCGTGGCGCGACACGGACCCGGACACGTCACGCGATGCGTTCGTGATCGGCATTCATCGCCATTCGGACCACCGCGAGCGCGCCCTATCGGCATTGCTCGCCGCCGGGCCGAACGGGCTTACCGATTTCGAGCTAGCCGACGTTACGGGCATCAAGCAAACGTCCATCGGCAAGCGGAGGCACGAACTGATGCAGGCCGGACACGTGGAGCCGTTGACCGTGGACGGTCGGCAGGTTCGTCGCGCGGCACCATCGGGCGCAAGCGCCGGCGTCTACGTGGCGGTCCTGTTCTGATGGACCCGGTAACCGCCATCGTCATTGACCTACCGCGCGGCGCGCAAGTGCTGGTCCGTATCCACGGCGCGCACGTGCCGGAGCGTGCCGTATCGGTAGACCGCCGACCCGCGCCTAGTCATTCGTGGCACAGAGTGCGCGTGTTCGACGTACGCCACGAGAGCACGACATGACCGGCGTTGAGTTTCGCGTGTTGGGCTTGCCGTCGCCGCAGGCGGGCATGAGGGCCGTTCCGACCGGCGCAGGCGTTCGCCATATCACCACGGGCGGCACTGGGCTTGCCGTGTGGCGCGGGCAGGTGTCGCTAGCTGCTCTGGCGCAGGCTCACGCGCTCGGCAAGGCCGCGCCGCTGATGGGGCCGCTTGCGCTTGAGGTTGCGTTTCAATTTCCTATGCCGCGCAGCCGACCGGCAAGCGTGCGCGCCGCCGGCCGCGCGCCCAAGAGCACGAAGCCCGACATTGACAAGCTGCTCCGCGCCGTTTGCGATTCGCTGACCGTCGCCGGGCTCATCGCGGATGATGCGCTCATCTCTACCGTGCTTGCCACGAAGCAAGAGGTAGCTAACGATTGGACCGGCGCAGCTATTCGCGTGCGGCAAGTGGGCGCGCCGTGAGCGTGACCGTTACTGACCTGTTCTGCGGCGCTGGTGGCTCGAGTCTGGGCGCTGAGGCTGCGGGCGCAACGCTGGTGATGGCAGCGAACCACTGGCAAACCGCTATTGAGGTGCATCAACAGCATTTCCCGAACGCCGGCCACGACTGCGCCGACATTTCGCAAGCAGACCCGAGGCGCTACCCGGTCACAGACATTCTCATGGCGTCACCGGAGTGCACGAATCACAGTCAGGCACGCGGCATCAGTCGCCGTCAGCAAGACCCGACGCTATGGGACGCGCCCGACCCGGCTGCGGAGCGATCACGGGCGACGATGTGGGACGTTGTGCGCTTTGCCGAGCAGGTGCACTATCGCGCCATCATCGTTGAAAACGTCGTAGAGGCGACGAAATGGGTTCTGTGGCCCGCGTGGTACGCCGCTATGGAATCACTCGGCTACCAGGCGCAGATCGTTAGCCATAATTCGATGCACCACGGCGTGCCGCAATCGCGGGACCGTATCTACGTCGTTTGGTGCAAGGCAGGCATTCGGCCGAACCTTGAGCTAGAGCTAACTGCGTACTGCTCGAGGTGTGACGGCGCACAGATTGCGCGGCAGGCGTTCAAGCCGGGCCGTCGCGTCGGCCGATACCGCGCACAGTGGACGTGGCGTTGCACGACGTGCGGCACCGTATGCGAACCGGCGACCGAGCCGGCCGCGACCGTCATTGATTGGGCATTGACCTGCCCGCGCATCGGGGACCGCACTAGACCGCTCGCCACGGCGACACGGGCGCGGATTCTTGCCGGTTTGCAGCGTTACGGCTGGGCACCGATCACGACGATTGGCGCGGGCAACGGGCATGAGCGCACGCCGGGCAACCGTGCACGGCCCGTGACCGAGCCTGTCAGCACGCAGCAGACGACCGCCACGACGGCGCTGGCAACACCGCCGGGGTTCCTGTTCCAGACGGCGCACGGTGGCAGGGTGAGCCCGCTCGAGCGGCCGCATCCGACCGTCTGTGCGTCAGATGACCGGCAGGCGTTGGCAGTGCCGATGAGGCGCAACGGGCACGCTGCGCCGACCACTGAGGTTCTGCCGACTGTCACGGCGGGCGGCAATCATCATGCGCTGTTGATGCGAAACAACACGGGTGGCGCGGAAATGTGCACGCCCGTGACCGAGCCCGCGCGCACCATCACGACGGCAGGGCATCAGTCATTGCTAGTGCCCGACCGGCTGACGGTGGACCCTGACGCCGTGCTAGATGACTGCGGTTTCCGAATGCTTGAGCCGTTCGAGGTTGCCGCGGCTATGGCATTCCCGACCGGCTACATACCGCGCGGTCTGCCCAAAAAAGATCAGGTCAAATTGGCCGGCAACGCAGTTACGCCGCCCGTGATGACGTGGATTATGGGCCGCGTGATGCAGGCGCTCGAGGCGACGGCATGAGCGGCCCTACGCGGTACGTACTTCAATCGCTGTTTCCCGACATGGTGCCCGACAAAGCGGCCGGGCCGATTGTGCCGAGCGTGTTTGTCGGCACGAACGCCGATCTTGTTCACGCGGTTGCGCCTATGTACCTGACGGGCTCCGTCATGGATTGCACCTACGGCGAAGGCAAGTGGTGGACCCGTTACCGGCCGGCCGATCTGGTGGCACACGACTTTTACAAGCTCGATGGCGTGAGCTTCACGGCACTACCCGAGCCTGACGGAACCTATGACGCCGTGGTATTTGACCCGCCATATATCCCCCAGGGCGGCGTAGACAAGTCAACGCGTCGCGAGGCGTCTTTCCTTGGGCGGTTCGGCATCGACCAATCACGTTCCGAAGATGAGCTTTGGTCGATGATTGGCGCGGGTCTGGCTGACACGTCGCGCGTACTCAAGCGATCTGGCTACCTACTTGTAAAGTGCATGGATTACGTGAATGGTGGTGGGTTGACGCTAGGTCATCGGCGCGTACTTGACGCTGCCGACGATCTGCAACTGCACTGCCATGACCTAATCATCCATCACACGGGCAGTGGCCCCGGCGGTCACAACATCTTCACGCCGAAACGGGCGCGCCGGCACCATTCGTATTTGCTGGTGTTCACGAAAGAGCGCAAGTGATGAGCGGCTACACGTTCGTTGTCACGTGCGTTGCGTGCGCCGCGCCGCTCGAGCACACGGCAGGCGGCACCAGCAACGGCACCGAAACGTCAGCCGTTGCCACGTGCTCGGCGTGCTCGCTCTGCCATTACGTGCGCGTCACGTTGGCCGTGTTGACCGACCGCCCACGCGCAGAGCCACGGCGCAGGCCGGGTGACTCAAGGTGCGGCACCACGGCCGGATACCAGGCGCACCGCGTCGCCGGGACCGTTGCGTGTGCGGCGTGCAAAGAGGCCCACGCCCATGACCAGCGACGCCGCAGGGCCGCGGTGAAGGCATGAGCCGTACCCGACTACGAGAGAGGAACGCCGGCTGATGCCGTGGTTCAGAATTGACGACGGTTGGCACAGTCACCCGAAGGTGATCGAGGCCGGAAACGCGGCCGCGGGGCTCTGGGTTCGCATCGGTTCGTACTGCTCGCAATATGCAACAGATGGGTACATTCCCGCGCGAACTGCCAACCAACTCGGCGCGAAACGCGAGCTAACACGCTTGCAAACTGTGGGGCTGCTGGTGGCCGTTGAGGGCGGCTATTTGATACCGGATTTCAACGAGTACAACCCGAGCGCCGAACAGGTGAAAGCGCAGCGTAAGGCTACTGCGGAGCGCCAAAAGCGTTGGCGTGAACAGCGTTCGAGTAACGCCGTTACTGACGCCGTTACGGATGACGCGCGTAACGCCGTGACTAACGCTGCCCATTCCCTACCCGTCCCTTCCCTATCTGTAATCACATCTTCCTGTAACTCACAATCCCAGAGCGGCGACCCGGTAGACGATGTGATTCGCCACGTGGCCCACGAACTCGCCCGGCGCGTCGGCAAGGGCAATCACGCCGGTTACCTCGCCGCCACACGGCGCAACGTGGACCGTGACGCCGTGGCTGCGATGCTCGAGCGCGACCCGTCGCTAGCCGACCGGCCGCAAGTGGCCGCGGCGTTCTTTCTCGGTTCCCGTTCTGGGCAGGTGGCGCAATGACGCGCGATGAGGCAATGACGCTCGCCGCGCACGTCGTGCAGGTCTGGCCGCGTGGCGGCATCGCTACCGACGTGTGGGCCGAGGAACTGGGCAAGCTCGATAGCGCACGGGCTCGGGCTGCGCTCGCGGAACTCAAGCGTTCGGAAGATCACTCGCCGTCGCTCGCCCGGTTCTATGCGCGCTACACGGCTCACGCTCCCGTGGCCCGGCACGTGGAGTGCTCCCGGTGCGAGGGCTCCGGGTGGCTCGAGGTTGCCGACGCTCGCCGGCACGGGCCGCGCTGCGCTGACCGCTCAGGCGTCTACGGCGAACCGGGCGACTGCCATTGCTCGGCTATGGAGCCGTGCCAGTGCGCCGCGGGCGAATCGCTTGCCGCCACGCATGAGCGCATCGTCAGCCGTTCGGCGGTCCCGCGATGAATGCCACGTGCCTCAGGAACACCCGTATTTCTCGCTCTCGTCGCCTCTACGGGCGAAATGGCACCAGTACGGCACTAACACCGGAAATCGAAACAGGAGGGTTTACGCGATGAGCACGAAAGACCGACCGCCGAACGTTCGGCTACTCCACGTTTCCGACGTGCTGCGCTCTCATGCAGCGTTGGTCACGGCTGCGCTCGAGCACGTGGCCCGAGAGGAACGGGTGACCGATGGCTACCCGGCAACGGCAAGCGGCAACGGCGCTACTTGCGGCACGGCAACAGCCGAACTCACCAGCGTTGAGCGCGCCGCCGATGCCCGCTACCGGCTCCGGTCGATACGGGAAGAAATCCGCGACGATCTGCTAGCCCTAGAGCTACGGGCCGACGCGCTCGGCAAGCTCTGCCGGGAAACGCTCGGCTACCGGGCACCAGCACCCGCGCTCTGTGACGGCCGCTCGTTCGCCGGCGCAGAACTGCCGTGGACGCCGCACAGTCACGACCCGCGCAACGGATGGCATGACGCTGCTTGCCGTGACGCCGCGGATGACTCCGGGCTCTGCCCGAAATGCCGCGTGCGTGAACGTCGATGGCGTGACAGAAACGGGCTCGAGCCACGCGCAGCGAACGCACCAGCACCCGCGGTGCAGCGATGAACCGGCGCAACTTCCTACGTAACGGCGGGCTTGCCGTGGTGGTCGCTCCCGTGCTCGGTGCGCGCGCCGTGCTCGAGGTCACGAAGCCAACGCCAACACCGTTGCCGCCCGTAGTCGCCGGTCGCGTGATGACGGCGCAAGCGTGGAACGAACTTGTAACGGCCGTGAACGAGCTACGGGCAGTTGACATACCCAAGGAGGCCCGTCGTGAGCGGTGAAATGTGTTCCGAGTGCGACGGCTACGAGGTTGTCATCGTGGACGGTCAGGAAGTCCACTGCGCGACGTGTTCTCTGCGTGCCGAAGTGACGCGTCTGCGCGCCGACCTCGCCGCCGAGCGGGCTGAGGTGGCGCGGCTGCGCCGCTGGTACGCCGAAGCCATGACCTGTATCACTCGCTTGCAGGACGCTGGCGACGCGCTGGCCGAGGTGGCCGACGAGTGGCCTGAGTTGGTCGAGGCATGGCAGGAGGCCCGTCGTGAGCGGTGACCCGGACGATGACCACGGCTACGAGATGCTGGCAGACGACGTGTGGACAGGCGAACAGGAACGGCCGCACTGGTGGCCGCATAGCCGAATCTGTCAGAACGCATCAACGCAGGTAGCCGAAACAAATTGCGAGGTATGCGCGAAATCTGTCAGCGGCTCGGCTATGGTCCGCGATAACTGGTCCGTTCTGTCTTGAGCGGCAAGCGCAAAGCGCACCACGCCGGGAGCTACAAAGCTCGAGCCGCGGCCGTGAGAGAGCGAGCGCAACGCGACCCGCTCACGCGCTGTTGGCGATGCGGCCGAACGCAAGCAGAGCACCAGCGGCCGTGGACCGCCGGCCACGTCATCGACGGGCAGATAGACGGCGAGCTACGGCCCGAGTGCGCTGAATGCAACTACCGGCACGGCGCTGCTTACGGGCAACGCACCAGACGGCAAGGCACAACGCGACGATGGTGACGGTTGGAGCGGACGTTTCGATATCCATATCCGCAGAAACGTTCGTTTCTTAGGATGCGGGGCAACCCCGGCATACCTCTGCCCACGCCTTCACGTCTAGCTAGCGACACCAGGGGGAGCAGGAGCGTACCGCATTTGACCCGTGGGAGCCTCTAGGCGTGGCGATGGGTGCATGGCTCATCGGCGTGGAAACGGACGTGAGAGAGGCGCACAGATGGCGGAACGTGTGAGCGTTGCTGAGGCTGCGCGAACGGGCGACCGGCGCGCCACGCTCGAGGCGATGCGCGACACGCTCGCCGTGGCATTCGATGATGCGCCGCCGGCCGTGGTGGCGCAGATTGCGGGAAGGCTCTCGGCAATCCTTGCCGAGCTTGAGGCGCTGACGGCCCCGGCTGAAGGTTCGGCATTCGATGAGCTCGCAAACCGTCGAACGGACAGGCTCGCAACTGCCGCAGTGGCAAAGCCTGCCGCAACAGCGGGCGACAAGCGCCGGCGCTGAGGCCGTAGACCTTGCCGCTATCGCCGGGCTGAATCTCTACCCGTGGCAGGCGTGGTGCTTAGAGCACGCGCTAGCCGAACAGAGCGACGGGCAGTGGTCGGCGTTCGAGGTCGGGCTGATTGTCCCGCGGCAGAACGGTAAAGGCTCGGTGCTCGAGGCCCGGCAACTGGCCGGGCTGACTCTGTTGCACGAACGGCTACAGGTACACACGGCGCATGAGTACCGCACCAGCTATGAGCACTTTCTACGCATGGTGCAGCTTGTCGAATCCTGCCCGGATATTGACCGGCTGGTGCAGCGTGTGCGGCGCGGCACGGGTGAACACGCAATCGAAATGCGCTCAGGCGCGCGGCTGAGGTTCCTAGCCCGTACCGGCGGCTCGGGCCGTGGGCTTTCGGGTGACGCCGTTTACTTAGATGAAGCGTTTGCACTGACACGGCCGATGATGGGCGCGCTACTGCCCACGTTGTCAGCCCGACCAAATCCGCAACTGTGGTACGCGTCATCCGCGCCGCTCGAAACGTCCGACGTGCTCCACGATCTACGCAAGCGTGGGCACGCCGGCACGTCACCACGGCTGTTCTTTGCCGAATGGGGAAACCTGCCCGGCGTCGCCGTTGACGACGCGGACGCGCTCTACGCCGCTAACCCGTCGCTCGGGCTCCGAATCCTTGAATCGTCGCTACTGGCCGAGCGTGACGCGTCGCCGGAAGATGAGTACCGGCGCGAACGGCTAGGCGTGCCCGACGAACCGCCGAGCACCAGCGGCCCGGAACCAAAGCTCGACCCGGACCTATGGCGGGCGACCGTCACTGCGGAACGTGTCGAACCTGAGCCGGGCGCGTGCGTGTTCGCGTTTGACATTCACCGCGACTGGTGCGCCGTGGTCATCGGCATGGGCACGCTTGCCGCGCCCTACGTAGAGGTAACCGACTACCGAACCGGCGACGGTTGGCTACCGAACCGAATCCTTGAGCTTGTGCGGCGCTATCGGCCCGTGGCTATCGGGCTCGATGGCGCAAGCGGTCCCGCGGTCGCCGTGCTCGGTGTCATCCGCGAACGGCTCGAGGAAAACGGGATAGACCCGGACATTTGCAAGCCACTGACGACCACTGCCTACCGGGCCGCGTGTGGCGGTCTGCTGCGCTCGGTCGCTGACGGTTCGCTCCGTCGCCCACTGGTCAACCCTGACCAGTTGGAAACGGCCGGGCTCCACGGCTCGGAGCGCATCGTGGGCGACTCTTGGCTATGGGACCGACGTAACGCAACCGTGACGCTCTCGCCGTTGATCGCGGCGACCGTGGCGCGCTCTCTGCTCAGTGACAAAGCGGCCGCGGAGCCGGAACCGTTCTACGTGTATTGATGAGGGAGGGCCGACGATGACCAAGCGCACCCTTACCACGGCGCTCGATATCGCCGGCGCTGCTCTGCTCATCACGGGCGCAACGATGGTCAGCAACGTTGCCGGCGTCATCACTGGCGGCGTGCTTGCACTGGTCGGCTCATGGAGGCTCAGCCGGTGAGTCTGTTCTTTGGCCCGACGCGCCGTGATGACGCGTCGAAATTGATTCGCGACCGGAGCACGCGCCGCAACACGCGCGCCGGCGTGTTCGTGGATGACGCCGCGGCGCTACGGCATTCGGCCGTATGGGCATCGCTGAGCGCCATTGCTGAGGCCGTGCAACAGTTGCCGCTCGATGAGGTTCGCGTAACCGGCGACGGCTCGAGTGTGCGCCGTCGCCCGCCGGCGGTGTTCTACCAACCAACCGCGGACCTGCCGTGGGAAACATGGATTTGGCAACAGGCGTGGAGCCTTGCGGCGCACGGCCGTTGCTATGCGCTGGTCACGTCGATTGACCGCGACGGTTGGCCGCGGACGTTGGCCCCGGTCGCGTCGGCTGACGTGGTTTGGCGCAAAGATCGCACAACAGGTGAATGGACCGTGCACGTTGGCGGCTCCCCGGAAAGCCTGTGGCCGCTCGGTCGGCTCTGGCATTGCCCGTTGTACGTGACCGATGACGCGCCGTGGGGACTGTCACCCATCGCGCACCATGCCGAGAGCATCGGCGTAGGGCTCGCGGCGCAGCGGTTCGGCGCACAGTTTTTCGGGGACGGTGGTCACCCGACCATGACCGTGACAACCGACAAAGACCCCGGCGACGCCGGCGCTCGAGCACTCAAGGCAAAGATTGTCGGCGTGCTCTCGGGTAACCGGGAACCGCTCATCGTCCCGGCCGGCGTCAAGCTCGACCGCTGGCAGGTCAACCCGGATGAGTCACAATTCTTGAACACGATGAGGTATTCCGGGGAGGACGTGGCCCGAATCTTTGGCGTGCCGCCGGGCAAGATCGGCCTAGCCGTCAGCGGGCAGAACGTCACGTATTCCAACGCCGACACGGCGAATGCTGATTGGCGCGTGAGCGGGCTTTCCCGGTACATCGTGCCGCTTGAGGCGTGCTTGTCGCGACTGGTGCCCGCAGGCGCGTCACGAACACTGCGCTTCAATTTCGATGCGTTCCTACGTTCGGACCTTGGCGCACGCGCAGCGTTCTACAAGACCGCGGCAGACATTGGCGACGTTGCCGGCACGCCACTGCTCACTGTCAACGAAATGAGAAACGCGGAAGGTCTGCCGCCCATTGCAGGCGGCGACACGTTCGCACGGCGCGGCGCACCCGTCGCCGTGCAATCCCGAGAGAGGTTGACCGATGTTCCTACCTGATGAGGTGCGCGCCCGGCTCGCGCTCGATGACGACGGGCTCATTACCGCGCAGATCGCGGACCGACGCGCCCGGCTCGGGCTGGTCGATACCCGAGCGCAGCGGCTCGAGGTCCGGGCCGATGACGACGGCACGCGCAGCCTGACCGGCTACGCGACGACGTGGGACACCTACTACGACGTTGCTGGCGGTCCCCCGTACGGCTGGTCGGAAACCATCGTGAGAGGCGCAGCCACAAAGTCTCTTGCCGAGCGCGATGACGTGCGGTTCCTCATCAATCACGACGGTTTGCCGCAGGCTCGGGCGCGTGGGCTCGCCATCGACACGATGACCCTGACGCCCGACGAGCTCGGCCTACGCGTCGATATCCCGAGCCTGGATGAGCGCAACCCGCGCGTTGTCGAACTGCTGAGCGCCATTGACCGCGGCGACGTTGACCAAATGTCATTCGCGTTCTACGTGGTCCGTCAGGAATGGAACGCCGAATACACAGAGCGGCGCATTCTTGAACTGCGGCTGGTGGACGTGTCGGCCGTGACCTACCCGGCGAACAGCGCCACCATCATTGCCGCTCGTGCGGCTCATCATTCGTTGACTGTGAAGCGTGGCGGGCTCCCGCTCTCGCTCGCAATCGCGCAGGCGTCGGCTCTCGGCTGACGCTCCCGGCCGCACACGCGGCCGAACCGGCAACACGCCGGGCAACACGCCGCGCCACGCGCCGACCGTTCGCCGGTCACCCGTCGCGCACCTAGTGCCCACGTGAGCGCCGTTCCGCAAGTACCCACATTCTCCCGTCCCGAAAGGACACACAATGGATTTCCTCACTCAGTTGCGCGCCCGGCTTGCCGAGCGCATCAATGACCGCGCAGCCGCGAAGGCTGAGCTTGACGCCGTGCTGGTCGCGCCGACCAACGAGGCCCGTGACCTGTCCGACGCCGAAAGCGCCGCGTTCGCTGAGGCCCGTAGCAAGGTCACCACGGCAGACGGCGAAATCGACACGCTCAACGCTCGCATTGCCGAGCTTGAGGCCATCGAGGCACGCCGGCACGAGGTCGCCGCGGCGATGCCCGCCGGCGTCAGTGCCCGCGTCGGTGCCGAGCCGCGCACGTACTCGCGTCACGCTGAGCGCATGGAAGGGCGCTCTTTCGTGGCCGACGTGATCGCACGCAAGAGCGGCGATTTCGACGCATCGCAGCGCATCGCCCGGCACATGGCCGAAGAGCGCACGCACCGCGGCGCACAGATCGAGGCTCGCGCCGTGGGCACGGGCGCATTCTCTGGCATCGTCGTGCCGCAGTACCTCACCGATCTTGTCGCGCCGCTCGCGCGTGCTGGTCGCCCGCTCGCGGATATCTGCGCGATCAAGGAGCTTCCCGCGTCCGGTATGGAGGTGAACATTTCGCGCATCACCACGGGCACAAGCTCGGCCGTGCAGGCGACGCAGAACAGCGCTGTTTCTGAGACCGACATGGACGACACGCTGTTGACCGTGCCCGTCGTGACGATTTCGGGTCAGCAGGTCATCAGCCGGCAGGCCATCGAGCGCGGCACTGGCGTTGACGTGCAGGTTGTGGGCGATCTGGTGCGTGCGTATCACACGACGCTTGATAACCAGATTCTCAACGGT